TCTATCTGTACCTCATCATAGGTAACGTATGTATCACAGTAATGGCATCTGAGGCCATCCCTCATCACTAAGTACTTCTTATACCTCTTATGTTGCTTAGGCCAAGATGAGTAGCCTCTTTTCATAAGTTTAATTCTTTTTTCTTCAAGGTTGCATTTACCGCCTTTTTTAACACTGAAGCCTTCATCTGTTGCATACTGATATATCTGGCTTCTATCAACATTTAAAGCTTGTGCTAACCAAGTACCGCCTTTCATAGCGTTATCACGCACAAAGGCTTTTTGTTCATCGGTTAGTGCATTCCTAGGCATTAGTGCCATCCCTTACGCTTAAAGTGATCTAAAGCAATGCATGGTTCTCCATACCTATGACCTATATAGTCTAAGCCCCATCGTACCTGAGCATAACCATCTTGGTCTTTAAGCCACTCACTTCTACCTTGAGGAATACCATAGTGTGATCCATTAGCTGCTTTAGGATTCCATGCTGATTCTTTACCATAGAGTATAGATAGACATTTATATTCTTTATAGTTATAACCTAATACATGTAAGGCATATTCTTTATATGATACATATTGCTTTGGAATAGATCCACCTGCATCAGGCATGATGCATAGAGCTATCCCAATAGCTACTAGCACCCCGCGACCTACCCGCCTCAGCGGGTCGCGGTGAGCCTTTGAGAGGCTCTGCGCCGTTAGCGTACCATGACTGTCAAATTCATTTACATAAGTGCTGGTCAGAGCGGTGTGTCGCTTCATAATGTCTCCTTATTGTTACCCTGTGGATAACTTCTGTGGATAACTATTTGTCTGTTGAATAGAACCCTTTGCCTTTAAAGTGAATAGCAGCTGTGCTTATTGTCTTAACCATTGGTGCATTGCAATAAGTGCATGGGATCATAGGTCTATCGTGCCATCCATGTGTGATTTCTTGACTAAGATTGCAGTCTGGGCATCGGTAGTCGTAGGCTGGCAAGTGAAGCACCTCTTTATCTTGTAAGACCCACAGGCTAAGCAGCGGTCAATGTCTGCATCTGTGGGTTCGCTAGTTAGATGACCATATTGAAGTAGAAGTAGTGGCAAGAGATCAGCTAGTCGGATGATGGCGCAATACTCAGCAGCATCTTCTCCTTGTCCATTTAGCCGTATGACTCCGAAACCCAATTCCCCCGAAGAAGATGTCCGAGCCTTTAATTGCTTCAGATACGCCAGAGGTTGAAATCCTGCCCTTGCTTTGACTTCAACATCAAACGGAACATTCACAATATCCTTGCCACTACCCCTTCCCACACACGCGCCCTGCCACCAAGTCGATAGGTACTCAGCTACTACGCGCTCTGTGCGGAAACCTCTGTGCTTCCTTGCTTGACTAGCCATTAACCATCAGTCCCATGACAACGCCACCAATGAATAGAACTAAGATCAAGATTGTAAGTAATTGCTGACGATCATCCATTGACTGCCTTGCACTTTCTGCACTGCCATGTGCCGACAATAGGTTGATTATCCTTGAACTTAATCTCGGCAACAATATCGTGAGCTGCTGTTGGCTCATTGCATAACTGGCAGTTGATCGTGTCAAACATTGGAACATCTTCAATGTTAGTCCACTCACCAGTTGTTTCGTTAAAGTATTCTAAGTGACCCACTAGCCTCTCGCTTTCTGTGGTTGCCATTTACCATCGCTACCTATGACATACCAGATAGCGGGGCATTTACCTTCAAAACCTGCATGACCTAGTGCTGTGCATTGGTAAGCAGCCCAGTCCTTGCCAGTTTTTGCACTGTGACCAGTTTTCCAAACCATGTGTCCATGCTTGCATGATGGTGCTTCTTGTGCTTCACCTGTACCAATGATCGCAGCTACAGTCCCCATAGCATTCTCTAAAGTCTGTGGTGCATCTACTACCTTCATGTATTCATTGACTGGAGTAGTCCAATAGTCTTTGTAAATTGATTCTGCTGGTACAACATCTTGTACCGCTGGCTTTACAGGCTTTTGTGCTACTACCTTGGTCATTTCTTCTCGGCTAGGGCGTTTTCCCTTAGCCGCATAACCTGCATTTGCAAGAGCTCTGCCGATAGCCGAAGTCTCACAATTCTCCAGTGCTGAAGTCGCATTAACGCCTCGATCAGTAATCTTTTCCTCAGCGTATCCTGTTGTCCACGCAACGCTATCACCAGCAGTCTTAAATAGATACGCCTTGACAATGTATCGATCTTTCTCGCAAAGCTCCATCTCTGTTGAAATCCTAAAATCTGGATTGTCCTTAATAAACTTTTCAAGTCTGACCTCCACTGTCTCATATTCTAAAAGATTAAACATATAGATCGTTCTCCTCTGTTGCTAGTTGCCCACCTAAACCAGCGTAGGATGCCATGTCGATCCAGTTGTCGATGTGCTGGGCTGACTGATTAGTTCTTGCAAGTTTAACCAAGACCATGATCCCTGCCACTTGATAGTCGTGTATCGGTGTCTGTAAGTATGCACTAAGGAGCATTGCGGTCGCCTGCAAGTTATCCGCAGGGTGACCATATGATAAGCCACGATCACGGATCGTGTCGGTGGCTGAGAGTAAGATTTCATTGGCTTTCATTCTTCCCAGTATTCCTGTCGGCTTAGTGCGCGACCTCTGTGCCAACCTTCTCGAATACCGCGTTCTTTACCTAGCCTATAAGCATCTATTGCTATCAGTGTCATAGAGAATACTAACCCTATGAAGCATATTAGTAGTGCTTTTTCTATATTTGTCATATTGCAACCTGAACATTAATTTGTTCCAAAGACATTTCCTTGATATCCCATTCACAATCAAGCAATTCTGCAAATTCTAATGCTTCGCTTTTTGATGAATATGTGCGGATTATGTGCCATTGGCGGTTCTTAAAAAGTCTAACTGCATAAAAAATCATTTGCCTACCTATCTGCATCCAGTGCCCTTGACTGGCTTACGATATTAGTGTGACATACCGACAAGCACTAGCTGCGTTGATTTATATAACGAAACGATAACAATTCTTCAGCATCAACAGCATCATCCAGTGTGCGCTTTATGTCAAGCGTATAATCGTCCATAAAGGGTAAATGACCCATCCTTGTTTATAGGCACCAGCATTGGGCTAACACGATCTCCATGCGTTTCTATGACTGCCACGCTCATCTGCCAATTAGCACTGCCAGCCTTCAAATAAGAGGCTTTCTTCTTGTCCATAACATTCCCAGCCTCTAAGCCCCACAAAGTCCTGTATGAGGCTCCTATGCCCTCTGTGAAGGCACTGATGCCTGCTCTGTGGGTGTGTCCACAGACTACAGACTTGCCGAATTTACGCGCTAGACCTAGAGCTGTAAGTCCAGCATTGGTGTTCATAGATCCTTCGTCTCCATGAACTAAGACCCAGCCTTTGTGGAACTCAAATGGCTTTTGGTGGAATCGGATACCGAGTCCTGCGAAGTCCATAAACTTGGAGTATTCAAGTTCTGGGAGTCCAATGAGGCTAGGAGCGCGTAATAGCGTGTGGTAGAGCCTGTCTGTATGATTGCTTCGAGTGACATCTGTTGTGCCGAGTTCATAGAGAATATCCTGAGCAAGGCTTCTGTCAGCATCGAGCGTTCCTTCCCATTCTAATTTAGTGCCCTGTGCCCACTTGCTTTGTGACTGCATATCTAGCTCATCGCCTGTGTTTAATACAAGGTCAAACTTCTCACGCTTTACTAACTTGATTAGATTCTTAACGGCTTGCTCGTGGTGATAGGGGATCTGTAGATCCGATATGACCAGATAGCGTTTCTTAATCATCGTCCTCATCTTCATAATCGCCAAACTTCTCTGGTTCGACTGGATTAGGCAAGATCCAACGCGGGTAAGCCATTGGCTCAACAATGATTGCTAAGGATAATTCAACGTCAAAGCCTGCCCTGCGTAATGCTCGATACATTTCTTGTAGGCTAATAGCCCAGGCATCTAACGCTGTGTAGGTATCTAAGTCAATAACCTTTTTTCTTGCCATGAGATAATTGTTACCTGTCTAGGAGTTGAATCACAGTTTCGACACGCGCTTCAAGTCTTGTCAATCTATCGTTCATTGACGATCCACCATTGGGTTTTAGTTCAGCAAGGTAATGTTTAACTAACCAGCGGATTGAACCTACAAAGGCAGAACCAATCGTGACAAGTGCTACTGCAAAACCTGCCCAGTTAAGGGCACTCATTACTTCTTTGTGCCGAGTGAACTATCGTTAGGCGATAGGTATCGCAAAACTGGTGGGATAATGGATGCGAGTCCAGCTGCAATAAGTGCCTTTGGATCTGTAATTCCTGCTGCGTACATTGAAATTGCTGCTACAAGGAAGGCTCTCGCCCATGATCCTGCTGCTGTCTTTAGTTCATTCATTAGATGCTCCTAACATAGGTACTTGAAAAAAAGCCTCATCATCGTCAGCTTCTTTCGCAAACGAGATGTGACAGTGGTGGTTGTGTTTGTTAGCCCCTGTGTATTCTCGCCATGCCCAATTCTTTTTTGATGAGGCGATACGACCATCAAAGATAATGTAGGTAATGCGCTTTTCTCTTTTAGACTTGCATAAGAGACGAATCTGATCTGCAATATCTGGCATGAGGTCAGGCTTGGACTTACCACTGACATCACGATCAACATCGACGGCACGAACCCAGCCATTAGCATCGGGATTATGATCGCTAGGGCGAGCTGCGTGTCGGGTATCACCGATCCAGCCATCCGATGTGCGGTCACGATCTGGGAATGAGTCATCAAACTGTTCCCTTAATTGGATTGCTGCCTTACTTAATTTTGGCTTCATCTATAACCTCTGGTGCAATAAATAAATCTAAGTCTGGATCATAGGCAAAACCCATACCAGCGTAGCAACCACGAAAGTTAGCATTATAGGAAGTCTGAACCCAGCGACCACCAAAAAGACCAACACAAAAGTCAATGCCTTTTTGTTCTGATTCCTGTCCATCGGCATCAAGTAATTCGTTATTGTGAATAACGAGCACCCGAGTAACAATGTTGTTATCGTCTAATTCTGCAAAGTGTGCCATTAGTATCTAATAGTTCCTGTTCCAGTAAATGTGTAAATAGTATAACCGCCAGATGTTGTCACAGTTGGGCTGCCAGTTGTAGCTGCTGCTGCTCTAGTTGCACGAACAATTACAAGACCTGAACCGCTAGGAACGATAGTGCCGCCTGCTTGAGCACCACCGCTTCCACCACCAGTATTTGCGGTACCTGCAACCGCGCTAGTCGATGGATAACTACCACCTGCACCGCCTCCACCTGCACCGCCTGCACCGCCAGTTGTTCTAGTTGATGAAGCACCACCACCGCCACCGCCTGCATAAGCAACAGATGAACCAGTAATGCTTGAAGATGTACCTGCCGAACCTGCTACAGCGTCTGCGATAGCAGTTGCAGTTGCACCACCGCTTCCACCACCATTTTGACCTAAACCTCCAGCAGGATCTCCACCACTTTGTCCAGATAAACTTTCTACAGTAGTAAAACCTGTGCCAGTAATCTTTCCAGTTAAACCATCACGCACTAAATTGCCACCCCATACAGAGTTACCACCTGGTACTTGGCAGGTCAAAGTTACTCCTGAAGCAATTGTTTGTGTACCTGTTCGCGCTTCTGCTCCTGCGCCACCACCGCGACCATTTGGCCCGCCAACGCCACCAGCACCAATGATCAGATATTCTACTGAGACATTGAATGTGCCACTAGAGGCAATAGCACCAATTAAAGAATTTATCATTATGCAATGCCACCGACTACAGTCCATGAGTTAGCAGCAAGTTTTATAGCAACAGCAGACTTATAGCGAGCCAAGATTGGAGCAGCAGCTACAGCACCTGCACTTACTACAGTTGTAGTACCTGATGTGACCGCTTGAATTGTAGTAATTCCTGCACCCTTTTGATAGACAACAAGGGTTGTACCAATAGGAAAGTTATATGTTGCATCTGTTGGGATGCTAAAGATGTTGGCTGCTGCGTTGTCCATTGTGACAATGGCGTTAAGACCATCTGCCTTGACAGCAGTATAAGTAGTGCCTGTCTGTGCATTAACAGTAAGACCTGCAAAAGATGCATCAACAGAGTCACCTAGTGTTTCAATGGCTGTTGCGCCATTCTTTACTAGGTCGCTGGATGTAGGAACAGTCCAGCCAAAGTTAGGAGTTGTAGTTGCCATTAGGTTAGTGCTCCAGTCGCGTTAGTCCAAGTAAGTGTAGCATTTACGCCAGTCCAGATTAGTGAGGCTGGCAATATTGTTTCCCATTGTGTAGTAGATAGTGAGAAGTCTGTAGCTGAGATATACAGGGTGATGTCCACATAAGTAGGGGTGGCGTTAAGTGCCACATTCTCAACAAAGCCGTCAAAGGTTCCATCAAGAAGGTTGCTAGGTAGGTTAGTGATAAGCACTGGCTGACCAAAGAATATCCCAATGAGGTTGTCAAGCATCGCGCTTGGCATGTCTGGATTATCTAGTCTGAAGCGAATCGCACCTAATGAGCCTCTAGGGTTTTTGCGTAGGTTCAACTCTCTAGAGGCAATGTCGGTAATGTCTAACAGGCTCTTAATGTTTGATTCAGCCGACTTCTCAAAGAGTCCGTAAGAGGCTATAGAGTCGGTATCTTGCACACTGTAGGTCGAGGCATAACCTGCTGCGTACTTATAAATAAGGCTGTTGCGGATGCGGGCTATTTGAGTCTGAGACTGGATACTGCTGGGAGTTGCATAAGAGCCGTCAAGATTAGTAAAGCC